ATCGTAGGATGCAATCCATGCTCCCTTGCCGAGGGCCTTCACCAGTGCCTTTACAGGTCTTATCTGGTTAAAGGTCCCGTCGGTGGGCAACAGGCGCAACTTACTAAATATCCACTCATGTAAAGGGTACATGAGTGTCTGGATGATGAGGGACACCATGGCCACCACCCGGATCTTTCCGGGTTCCTTCAAGAAAGCTAAGCGACCGAACCAAAGAGGCTTCCCCCAGTAGTGGTCCAAGTACCACGACCTGAGAAGATATCTCATGTCGAAAGTCATTGGAAGCAACGGATGAAGAGTACCAAATGTGGTACCCATCCCGGATTGCCAGTTTACCACCATAGAAAGGGGAGACCCCTTGAGGTCTCTTCCCAGGCGGAGATCATCTCTCATACTCTCAAACTTGGACTCCCACTTTAGTAGGATCCAGGCGTCGAGTACCTTGAGTATCCCGTTGAAGGCCCAGGTTAACTCAATGCCGTCCACGGTTGCTAACCACTGTGTAACAGCGGTATGCATACCTGGATGAGCTCCAAGGAGCAAAACATCCCACAAAATCCCCATTACTGAGGTAAAGCCCCCCGAGTTCGGGGAGCACTTTTGCATGAACGGTATTGAAGCCGGTGCTAGCTTCGTGACCTTCACTTTCCACGGATCATCGGTTATCAACCGAGCTCTCTCGTAGAAGTGGGGGATCCAGGACTTCCATTCCTCCATAAATAAGGTGATATCTACACCAGGTTTGGTGATTGTCGCCAGTTTCAGTGCTCCCGGGAACTCTATCACGCGATAGAGACCGAAGAGGCTTAGCCAAAATCTGATTACAGCCACCTCCCCCAGGTGGACCCGGACCCTATGTTGAGGATTTATAATCCTAGGCAGGCCCCGGCGTGTACGCCGGATGTTGGCTCCCAGAGCCCAAGTGCCGTGATTCACCATCCCACCCGCAGCCTGTTGCAGAGCAACAGAGCAGGCTTTCAGATAAAGAGCACAGCCTCTCGGACCCTGTCGCCGGTACAGTTTCGCGACATTCGAGGCAAACCCAAATACGACTTTCACGTAGGAACTCGTCAATTGCCCAAAGACCAACGGCACAATCCGAAGGATCGACGCCGCTAGTTTTACTCTCTGTTTTACCAGAAAGGACCAGGTTAACGTGCTAGGCACCAGCACCTTATATAGGTGTTTGATGTTTTGCATGATTAATTTCTTAACTTTCGTAAATCCGTGAGGAAGAACTACCGTTTACCCTTCGGTTCCCACTATGGGCAATGCCCAGGTGGCCGCAGGTCGCTTTAGCAAGCTCCCGGTGGTTAGCCGGTTAGGGTTGTTCTGAGCGATGTCAAGGATATCAAAGCCCTCCTGGTTTCCCAGGGTTTTCCGTCCATCCAGCGTACCTAGAACGAGAGGGAGTTTCTATTGTGATCTCCGTCCTCTAGAGCGGTATGGTCCGGTCCCAACTCATGTTACCATGTGTTAACTTGGACATAGCCTCTTTCACCTTCAGAAGACCCCAATCGAAGGGAAGGATCCTGTGCAACCATGTTCGCCTTGCGGCATGACGTGCTGAGACGGTCTCATCCTCTGGATCTAAGTTCTCCCTAGTACCGAACTGCCATTAGCAGCTCCCTGGTCCCCCTTAGACAGCGGACTGCCCAAGGCCTTGAGGATCCAGGCAAAGTTACTCCGGGTTATCCCCGGAAGCACATTGTCATGTACCTCCCACGTGTATCACTACACTGGAGGCCTCTTGAGCCCATCCAGCCGGGTAAGCTGGAGGTTACCATTCTATACAGGTTCTCACCTGTATCTCCCCGAGGTACTCGTGAGTCTGGTGCAGCTTCTCTTCGACTGCCGGAGGTAGACTTACCCGCTACTAACCCTGTACGCATTAACGATTAGGTCGGAGACCCAATCAGCGCTTAGGATCAGTCGCACACTATGTACATCTAAGTACCGTAGTGCAGGGGCATCGTCAGATGCTCTTCGCACTGGCCCGCTTTGCAGCGGG